ATTATCTTACAGGAAGAAACTATATCTGAAGCTGAATTAAACTTTGTATAAGCTGAAAAGTCTCCCCATGTAGTATTGTCATAATAATAAATAGGATCATCAGTAGCTGGAGGATTAACTCCTAATGTATAGTTAAAGTTCGTTGTGAATAAAGCTATTTGATCGGCTGTTGGTCCTAGATAGTTAGCTGACCAGAAGAACTGTTTATAGTCTCCATGAAATGTAGCAGTAAACGTAGTGTCTTTAATAAAAGATGTTCCGGAATACCTATAAATAAACTGAGTATCATAAACATATGTCGCATGCTCGTTTACTGGTCCCTTTTCATAATGCGTTATCCCCATTATAGGTTCACATGGATAAAAATATATTACGCTAGCTGGAGTTGCTCCAGTAATAGTATAAGCGCCAGTTGTTGTATTAAATGTTCCAGCTCCAGCACCCGTTGAAAGCATTGCTCCAGGAATCCCCAAAGCAGGAACGGTAAATATCTCTGTGTCTATAGAAAACTGTTGACCTACCTTAAATATAAGTCCAGGAACTATTCCAGTAGCTGTTCCTGCTACTGTTGTTGTGCCATATCCAGTAGGATAAAAATATGTTGTTATAGTAGGCGTAGCTCCGTTAATAACAAATGCTCCAGTGGTAGTATCAAATGTATGAACTGTAGCAGCACCTGTAGTTGCCATTACGCCAGGAGTTCCTAAAACAGTAACAGTAAATATCTCTGTACCTATAGAAAACGATTGCCCTACAGCAAATACTGTACCAGCAACAGTTCCAGCAAGATCTCCAGCTCCACTAGTTGCTCCTAGGTCTTCAGTAGTACTCAGTAATCCTATCCTCGCTCTTGACAATAATTGATCGCCAATAAGAGCAGAGCCAAACCTTTTCTGGATTTTACCCCTAGATACATGCAAGTTCTGCAACTTACTGAATGAATTATCTGTTGTCAGCCAACTCGCCATGTCCTTAACTAGTCCACTCTTATATGGAGCTATTAAAAAGCGATCATATGCCATGTTAGATTCCTATAGCTAAATAAGTAAACTGACACGTATCTAGATCGTTTTGATATCTCCTTGTTGCTACAACAGTAAAATTATCTGTGCCGCCATACCCTCTAAGCCTTATTTCTCTATTCATATTAGCGCCATCTGTTCCATAAGGAGTTAACTGAACAGAATAGACTACTGTTGGGAATGGAGTAGCATAAGAAATTGTTCCAAGGCCAGTAGCAGTAGCTAATCCCCATTTCAATATTAAACCAGATGGTAATACTTCGTATCCAGGAGTAGCGTGTCCTACCGTAGACGGAGTTAAGTTAAATATTGTTCCACTGTTTTCTTTTCTAAGGTACAAGTTAGGCTCAGTAACATTATCTTTAATATACAACGCCATTTCATTAACCAAAGTAGCCTGGTCAACCTGCTCAGTAAGCTTGACCCATTTATGCTTACCTTGACCGTTAGCTGCGCCAAAGGTTTCGTGATCTACTGAAATAACAGTATTAATATCTAAGAAATTTTGTTTAATTTTAGGCTGACTTACTGAAAGAGTTTCATCAATAGTAAAAGGAACGTCGGAATATGCCATTTATTCTCCTCCTGAGTATATTGTAGGAACACGCTTTCTTGCATTTTGAACAATCTTGCGTCTCGTAATCAATACTTCTTGTTTTTTAAACTGAGGCATAAGTATTTGAACACCTTCAGTATCTAATCTATCCTGTAAAATCTTTATAGCTGCTCCATATGATATGTATTCAGCCCATTCAGCTAGCTGTGGAAGACCAGTAGTAAGTTCTGTAGGCCTAATATTAACAGTAACTTCTACTCTGTATGTCATGTCAGGAACAGGTCTTAATGTAAACTTGTCTTCAACAAATAAGATACTTGTGGGTTTACTTGCTACATAATTTACCGCTTGAATCCATACATATTCGCCAGAAGCAGGAGGTGTAGTGAATGTTATATCGTATACACCCGTTGTGTATGTAATATAACTAAAAGCGTCGACTGAACCAGTAAAGCCACCCGATCCGTTATCTACTAAAACAAGAGGGAAACCTGCTGTATCTACCGTAGAAACTGTTACCTGATCTTTAAGGATAGGGTGTGCGTCAAGAGTACCAGTAAAAACTGTAGTAATACCATTTCCTGTACCTATGTTTACCTTATAATTAGGTTTAGGATACATTGTATAAAATTCTTCAGTATCCTGGAAAAACTGTACTTCGCTTCCAGCCACATAAATAGGGTCAATAACATTGGTGTATCTATTTTTAAAATTGTACAACGGAGCCGTAGTATCAATTGTATTTGTTTCATATATATCTACATTTGCTGACGTGAAAAAGGTTAGAACCTGTTCCAAGGAGTCTAGCTTCAATTGTGCAGGCATATCATAAAGCATAAAAGTATTAATATAGTTATCTATATCAGCATCTGATATCTGAGATGATGAAGGGTTTCTCGTAATACGTCTTATCTTTATTCTTATCTGCTCTAATGTAGATAATGTGTTATCTGGTGTAGGCATAACATTTATCCTAAAACTAATTATAAGTATTAAATAAGTTCTATCTTGATGAAGTAAATAATCTCGATGTATCTAAATCTTCATCTTCAAAAAACTCTAAACTTTCAAAATTGTATCTTCTCTTAAACCTAGCAACACGTTCAAATGATTTACCATTCTCATCAGTAGCATATTCATGGATAGGAACCTTACCTGTTGTAGCTAAATGCTTAGCAACACACTTAGGAAGAGTTCTGATCTCTCCATCTTTTATAGTATAAGTCTTTACACCATCTGCTTTGTATTTACGATATGAGAACGTCATTGTCCCACCAGGAACTTCGTCATAAACAAACTTACCTTTGACTAACTCGTTGTCTCGTTCCCTTCGCTGATTAAGTACTTGACTCTGTGATCTTACTGGAACACCAGTGTTAATAACTTTTGCTTGTGCCATATGGCCTCCTAAATATTAAAATAGTATAGTTTATGGCTGTCACTTTTAGCTTGTGGGCCCATAAATGCCCAAATAGGCCCACAAGCTAATTAGTTAGTAATACTAGATAGTGTTAGTAACTAATTCTGATTTACCGGCATACCAAATGACGATATCGTCATTGTTTCCGCCAGGACCTGTTGTTCCACCAGCAAGTATTACACCAATAAAACCTTGGTTGTAAAATTTACCAGGTGCATCCATGTATGATGCATATCCAGAGTTCTCTCCAATAACGGTTACTGAAGGTGGTGTGAATGGAACTGCTGTATATACAGGGAAGTTGAATGCTGTAAATGCAGATGCATCAATATCAACAGTAAATGTATTTGGAGGTCCAGCTGTTACTGCCGTGATATTACCAGTCAAACCGTTAAGCTGAGTCATTCCACAAGTAGAAGGAATGTTAAACTTAACCTTTTGACCTACTGCATAACCATGATCTACCAATGTTGTTACAACGCAAGGACTTGCAGCTGTAATGTTAGCGATATTTCTATTGCTAGGTGTAAACATTCTGTAGATTTCAAGGTTAGGAGCTACAGTTCTATAGTAACCAGCAGCACCTGCAACTCTACCAGGAGCTGTTGCTATGTTGTTAGATAGCTGGAAAGACGTATTAAGAGTTACTGTGTCTACAGAGAAATCTAAGCCATTAAGGTTGTTATGGTTTGTATTGTTCAATCTAACAATACCGCCAGCTAACAAGCCAGCTGTACTAGCTGTGCTGTAAAGTGGATCTACAACGTTAGTACCAGCTGTTACTGCAGTGTTAGCACCTAATGCAAAAGATGAAGAATCTATTACATTAATAGAGTTAGCAGCAACGTTTGATGCCATTGTTTGATCGCCAGCAGGACGGTATTTAATGATAGTATTGGTAGTCATACCTTTATACCATTCATACTCTACGCCGTAACCATTATTTGCGGCCGCATGCTGTGTATAGTTTATTATTTTAATATAATCAGCATCTGAGCGGATCTTTAAAGTGTGATCGAGACCATCAGATGTAAAATTTCCTTGTTGGAATATGTTGTTCATAATTTCTCCCTTAATTATACTGTTGATTTAAGATTACAAATCCATGCATCATTAGTAATAGCTTGGCCATGAGACATCTTCCAACCACCTGTTGAATTCAACTCAAGAGGTCCACCAGCTTCTCTGGTACTATGATAAAGAAACTTTGCATTGCTAGATTCTAAACCAATTGTTGTATATGCTTCCATGCCAGCAATAAGGGTATTATAAACATCGTTACCTAATGCAGATGCTGTAGTTGATACTGAACCACGAGAAGATAGTAAGAATCTTACACGCCCTACAGTTCCCCACTCTGCTTGATCAATCATTCCCTTAGAACCATATTCATGTGTTCCTAGAAAACCATTGATGTTTTCTAATGTAGAAGACAAGTTGGTGTTTCCCATTCCAATATATGCATTTGGGACAGGCGCTGTTCCAAATTTGTTAGAAGCTTCTAGTGAGCTAGCTACGGTCTTAGCGTCATGATTCAACAATGATTTAACACAATCTTGAATATCTGAAAGT